TGGGTGATCTCACGTGGCGTCCCCGAGAAGATCATCCCCTCCGCCAGCCTGGCGGCCTTGGCTGGCCCGGGCGTGCCGATCATGGGCTGGATGTCCTTGACGCAGTTGTGGCGCAGCAGCATCTTGCCGAAGTCCATGCCCATGATGTTCACGCGGCGGGTGACGCTTTGGTCTGGGTTGACCGAGACCTGCCTCGCCACCCTGTCGACGAGACCAATCATCCGAGACCGCAAGCCCTTGCCGTCCCCTGCGTCGAGTTCGATGTGAACGATGTCGTTCGGGCGGATCGTCTCATCGTACCGCTTCCCCTCAATCCTCCGGTTGAACGTCATGGTGATCTGGAACCCGCCGGCAGCCTTCGCGTACCCCTTGTTGATGGAGATCGCAAGGATGTCGAGGGAGATGTCTTCGGGCTGGTAGCCGGTGGCGGCCCGTTTGATCGTGACCCGGTGGTCCGGTGCGTAGATCGCCATTATTCCCTCGATCCCGGGTTAACATCTGGGGTCTTGTATGGGTAGCTGCCGGGGACCGAGAGGTTCATTCGGTCTTCGTCCGTGAGGTGGACCTTTACGCCGGGGTCCATGACGTCTTTGAGCGCCTTGTGGACATTGTCGTAGATTTGGACCCCGACCTCCCGGATGGCGTCGGCAGTGCGAAGGATCGGCTCTCCGGCTTCGAGTTCCCGCAGCTGGACCTGTGCCTTCATCTCCCGGTCGTAGTTCCCGAGGTGGGCCATCGCCTCGCTGGCGTCTCCGTAAATACTCCCTCCTGCCCCCGTGTACCGAGACGCTCCTGCGGCGGTCAGCTTCCCTGACGCATCGAGTTCGACCAGCTTGTTGATCTGGTCCGGCCGCATGCCGTGCTTGCCGAGCATCTCCTGCAGCGCCATCTTCCCAATGGAGGACACCCGGCCGTCATCGTCCGTCCCGTAGGTGTTCTTCACCCAGTCGAAGAGCGCCACGACATTGTTCGGGTCTTTGATCCCCCTCGCCATGCGCTCCTTGAGACCCCAGAGGTCATCTGGGCTCGTGATCCCGTTGCCGCCAAGAGCCTGCCAGAGTGCGACCTGCTCCCCCGGCGACGATCCGCCTCCGCTGATGAAGTCGTTCATGGCGGAGATCATGCTGGCCCCGCTTTGGCCCTTGCCGACCGGGCTGTTCCCCGCCCACATGGCGGCCTGCAGCCCAGTGATGTAGTCTGCCCCCCGGCCACTCATGGCCCCGCCGCTCCCCTCTGCGATTCGGGTGAGCAGCTGGACGTTCCGGCTCATAAATTCTTCGGCGCGGCCGTTGACGTTGCCTGTGATCAGGGCTCCCCGGAGCTTCTCCATGCTGTCGGCCAGCCGCTTGGAGTCGGCCCCGGTATAGGCGGCATACGTCCCCATGAAGTTGGTGGCGCTGGCGTCGGAGACCCCCCGTCCGCGAGAGAATGCCTTGGCCGCCTCCACGACCTCGCTGTTCGCGTATCCGCCCCGAGAGAGGACCGCGTTGAACATATCGATGTGTTCCTGCGGTGTGAACCCGTAGGAGACGATGTTGTCCCGGGTGCCGGTGACCCCGCGCCGGAGCATGTCGACCTCGGCGCGGTTGAACGACTCCGCGATGTTCATCCCCTCGGAAAGCATCTGCTTGGCTTTCGAGAAGGCATAGATGCCGACGGCTCCTGCGAAGGCCCCCGTCATCAGCGACCGCATGGACATTCCACCGAGGAGCCCGCCGCCGCCCTGCTGGTCCGGGGCCATCCCGTAGCCACCGACGGACTCGTTCGCGGCGTTGAGGTTGGCCCGCATTTCCTCGACCCGTTCCGAATGCCGGTTGACGAGGCGGTTGCGGCGAACGATTTCCTTCTCGAGTTCCTCGACCCGGCTTCTCTCGAACGGGTCCAGCCGGCCTGACTCGAACTCTTTGCGTTCGAGGCGCTCCTTCTCAGCGATCAGCTTTTTCAGTTCATCGCGGGCGAGAGAGACCTTGCCGACGTAGGCTCCGAATGTTTCGAGCAGGCGCTTTGAAATCTTTTCCGCCTCGCTGAACTGCCGGGCGTCGAGCATCCCGCCTTTGCGCTCCCCGGCTCTGGCAAGCCCCTGCATGCGCTGGATGTCTGCGGCGACGTTCTTGACGAGCCCGGAGACGTTGGCGAGGTGTTTCGAGCCCGGCAGAAGGTCGGGCATGGCTTCTGTTTGATGGAGGGCGCTGTTGAGTTCCTCGACGGATGCCTTGGCTGCCTTGACCTGCCGGGCGTCTACACTTATGCCGATGCCGATGCTCATGGGGCCTCCCCGGGCCGGATGGGAACGAATGTCTCTCGCGCCAGCTTCGGGTCGAGGACGGAGAGGTCCACGCTCTCTCCGGCCTCGGCGCGTTTCATCACTTCATCAAGGACCGCATCGCCGGTCAGCTTTGCCCCGCAGGTCGGGCAGACCGTCGCGTGTGTCACCATGCCACAGGGGCACGTCTTCAGCTTGTTGCCACGACTGGCGATGATGGCTTCGAATTCGACGATCAACTCGTCGTCGGTCATCGCCAGAAATCTTGGGTCGGTCGGCGGCATGTTATATTTCTGCCGCACGAAGAACCCGTAGGTGTTCGCTATCTCGCTGGCCTTTCGGCTAAGTTCTGCCCGGTCGAAAGGTGTCGATCCACGCGCTCACCTCCTTGAAGAGCGCGAACAGGGCCGGTTCGTCTTCCTCGAACACGTTCTCTCGCTTTGTCCAGTCCGGGCGGGTCTGGGGGTCGCATAGGACGTCGAGGAAACAGAAAATGTAGGCCAGCATGGACAGCCCCTCGGGGATGTCGTTCGGGTTCGCCCCGTAGGCGCTCAGGATGCCGGCGTGGCGGGTGCTGATAGCGATGCGGTCGGCCGACGTGGGGCGGCGGACGGTGACCGGCTCCCCGTAGTTGTCGCCGTATTCGGCTCCGGTTTTCTCGTCGGTGAGTCTGGCGATGCAGAAGGACTTCTTGGGCGCGGACATGGTGGCTCCTTGTCAGTGGTGGTGCCCCCGGGGGCGCGTTCCCCCGGGGGCCGTGGTGGTTGTTACTTCAGCTTCCGCAGGGCCCGGAAGGTGGCGCTCTCGCCGCTGATGACATGCTTGCCATACTGGCGGCTATGGTTGGCGGCCTTGCACCCGGTGTAAAGCTCCAACGTCTCCCCAGTGACGTTGTCGATCAGTTCGATCTCCAACTCGCCGGAGGTCAGCACGTCGTCGCTGGTTGGAACGAAGCCGAGGTCGATGAGCTTCTTGTTGTAGATGAAGTAGGTGCTGAGGTTGATCGAGTAGCTGACTTTGCCCGTCACCAGTTCCTGCGTGAACGGGGAGCCCAGCCCATCGACGTCCTGCAGGCCGAGGTCGTCTTGGAAGTCGGCGTTCTGGACCCCGGAGCCGACGACCTGACCCTTGATTTTCAGCAACGCTCTGTTGCCAGTCATCGTGTTTTTCATGGGTGGCGATCTCCTTGATTACAGGCCGATGGTGAAGCTGGTCGGCAGCAGGAAGTAGGTCGAGAAGATGAAGTTAACCGGCAGGATCGGCTCGGCGCTGTAGTCCACGTAGCGCACCGTGCCATCCACCCGCAGGGTGGTCTTCTTCGGGTCGTAGTTGCGGATGTATCCCTCGCGCTTGGCCTGCTCCAGCACGCCATTGGTGATGTTGACGATGGTCACGTCGAGGGCTTCGGTCCCCGGCATGCCGATCAGCTGCTCGTGGCGCTGGCGGACCTGCTGGGCGATGTAGTCTGCCCCTTGCCCCACCGAGTATTCGATGCGGTAGAGGTCGACGTCCTTGCCCCACGTGGTGACCTGCCGGCTGATGACCCAGCCGGCCCCGTTCACGAGGTCGACGATGGGGACGGCCACGCCCGCGTTAATCAGGGTGTCGATTTCCTCGCTGCGGAGTTCGACTTCGAGGCCGAGGCAGCGGAGGTACTTGCGGGTCAGCGGCGTCACCGGGAAGCCACCGGCGGCGATGCCGGCATACATGGCGGCTGTGATGTAGGGGGCGTAAATCTTGCTCTTGCCATTCGCGTCGTAGTGTTTCGAGCCGAGGCCGACGTTGACGATGCGGTCGCTACCGATCAGTTTGGCCGCGTTCTGCAGGGCACTGACGGCCGACGAGCGGGCCCCTTCGGAAGTCCATGACTGCAGCCCCCCCCCGACGAAGGCCCGGCGCTCCAGCTTGCCGCTCGGCCCACTGAACCAGTCGCAGTGGCTGTCGACCATCGCATGCACCGAGGCATCGCTGGTCAGGGGCAGGATAATGTTGATATTCATAGTCCCCAGCAGGTCCAGCACGGACTGCCAGTCGGTGGTGGTGACCGACCCGTTGGAGCCACCGCTCAGATACTGGAAGTCGCTCGTATTGACCGGCGCGGCCCCGGCGTCGACCACGCGGCGGGCCTTCACGTACCCGGAGCCGGCGAGGCCATCCACGACGGCCTGCAGGTCGCTCTTGGCCGTATAGGTGGCGGTCTTGACGTCTTGGTTGTTCGTGGCGTCAAGCTGCATGGTCGAGTCGTTCGGGTTGTTGGTCAGAACGACGGCCGTGTACTTGCCGGTGGCGTTGATGGCGTCGACCAGAGACTGGACGGTGTCGTNGACCAGCAGATCGAGGTTGAGGTTGTCAGCGGTCGCCCCGGTGATGGTCGTGGTCAGGCTGTGGCCGGCCACGGTCGGGGTGATCGTCATGACGGCCGGGTTGCCGGTGCCGTTGTATCGGATCGAGAACGACTCTTTGGTGAGGTTGTCGAACTTCTCTTCCTCGGAGCCGAAGGCGACCGTCACCTTCTTGCCGACGCTGGTCCCGTTTTCGATCTTGACCCGGACTTGGTTCGCCGGCAGGCCGTAGAGGTAGCTGTCCAGCTGCAGGGCGTTGCTGAAGGTCCGGGTCGCCGGCAGGGCCGAGTTGACCGGGACGAGGTAGACTTCGGACGCGCCCGGGGTGCCGCCGCCCGGGGAGGGGTCGAAGACCAGCTGGGCGGCCAGCCGGGCTTCTTCGCTGCTCGGGTGCAGCATGGCCAGCGCGGTCGACGGCGTGCCGACCCGCTTGGCGGTTTTCGGCTCAATGAGGCCGATCATGTTCCCGATGATTGCCACGGCAGCACCGCCGCCGAGCGGGGCGCGTGCCAGAGCCGAGGAGTCGATCCGGGAGGACGCCTGCGGGAGAATGAACTTCTTCCCGTTCCAGAAAATTCCCTTGTCTGCCATGATTTAGTTTCCTCCTTTGGTGACCCACTCGCTCCACGGGGTGTCAATCGGCCGGGTCGTGAAGAGAGCGAGAAGTTGGTCCCATTCCTCTTGCGTGCGCGGGGTCGTTCTGCCTTCGCGCATGACGGCGAGGAACCCCGCCCGAATCTCGCGCTTGGCGATCCCCTTGGCGAAGTCGTCGAGCGTGATGGTGCGTGCTGCTTCTTCCTTTGCCATGTTCCTTCCTCCTATGGCGTTGTCAGTGCAAGGTTGACCCCGGTTTCGTAGTACGAGACGGGGAGCCGCTTCTTCCATGTGTTGGCGACCTTGGCCCGGACCTTCAGCCCGCGCACGAAATACTGCAGCGGCTGCAGGGTGCTTTTCTCCGGCCGGAGGTCCGTCATCATGACGTCGATCTCGAGGATGCCCTTCTCCGTCAGCGGCTGGAACGACTGGCAGATGAAATACTGGCAGAGCCGGGCCAGCCAGATCGCCTCGTCCTTGGTCGCGGTCACGACGTCGATGTTCCACGACGAGACTTCCCAATAGCCCTTGATTTGGGCCCAGCCGATGACTTCCCCGTCCTCGTTTTTGACTGCTTCCGACTCGCCGGAGTAGTCACCGAGCAGCCGGTCGAGGCCGTCGACCTCGCCGCTGTAGATGCCGATCTGCGGGAACGGCAGGTCGGATACGGGGAAGTGCGGCAAGATGAAGACCCTGCGGTCGTCGCCGCGATCCTGCACGCTGCCGGTGAACCGCCGGCTGATGAGGTATTCGACGATCTCGGCCTGTTCCTCTTCGCTCCGGTCATCGAATAGGTCCGCGACGGCGAATTCCGGGGTCGTCTTGGTCGCTTGGAAGTCGGCCAGAAACAGGTCGCGCAGAATGAGGTCGACGTTCGGGAAGCCCATGTCAGTCGTGTCTCCATGTCACCATCATGCCGGTGCTGAGGCCGCCCATCGGAATCATGTCGCGGTGCGCCGCGTCCTTGATGATCGCCTCGACTCCGGGCTGGCAATATTGCTTCACCCCGGCCGCGATGTGGTGCGCCTTGTAGCCCGGGTGCCACCAGCTGCTCGGGTCGCTCTTGTCGGAGACGACCCGGAACGTCATGTACTTGCTCTGCGTGGCCTTTTCATACCGTTTGCGGATGCGGTACATGCCCTCGTAGATGCCGGCCTTGTGCTGGTAGCCGGTGGTCGGGTTCTGCCCGGCCGGGTAGCGCTTCTCTGTCCCCTGCAGGCTCTCGCCCCACTTGAGGCCCTTCGGCTGCATCGAGGTCTGGATTTTCCCGTTCGCCATCCGCACCTTGGTCGGTGCCATCATGGCGAAGGACGGCTTGAGCGCCTTCGCTTGGCCGAGGATGTCCTTCGGCATCGGCTTGAAGTGCGCGTTGCGGCCGTGGGCGGCGCTGGTCCCGTGCCGGAACGGGATGATGTTGTAGCGGGTGCCGTTCTTGCTGATCCGGGCCTTCGGGCCCGAGAGCAGCATCGGCTTCATGTCCCACGGTCCCTTGCCGTACTCGAGGTCACGGGCCACGCTCTTGGTGGCGATCACGAACCGCTTGAGTAGGCCAGCCTCCGGGATCGCCAGTTGGTCACCGAGGACGATGTTCTCGGCATACAGCTGGCGCAGGGCGATGTTGGCCCTGATCTCCGGCACGCCGGGAAGCTGGATCGCTCCCATGACGGCCTGCTGCCACGTCGCTTGGACGAAGCGGCTGGCCTCGGCTATGCCGGCGCGGAGGTTGGCGAGTTCGGTCACGGTTAACCCTTCGGGTGGTAGACGCCGCCGCCGTGCTTGGCGTAGTGAGCCTTTGCCGCCTTGGCGGCGGCTGCTGGCGACCTGAATGCCGGCGTGTGGCCGATGAAGCTGCGGTGGTCGCCGTTCTCGTCGATGTTGGCGTGTCCCGGCATGTCTTTGGCCCCGAAGGCCGTCAGGCTGTACCCTTGG